GGATAAGATTCAATTGACTGCCATTGCGGAGTAGTTGATGTATTTGGTGCGCTTGTGGGAGGACTTACTGGCGGAGTTGAAGATGGTACTCCTGGGGATGATACCCCCGAAGATGACCCAGTTACTGGGTTACCAATTGATACTGTGACTGGTTCTACTTTTAATACAGAAGGCGCATTTAAAGTTGGTAATGTTGGCGGTGTTACTCCACTACTAGGTACTTGTGCCGCCGGAACTGCTACTGTAGATAATGCTGATTGTGCCGCCGATGTTATACTTGCAAGAGAAGGAACAGTTGGTGTTGGCAGTCCAGGTAATGGCGGCAATGGGGTGCCACCTGCGTCCTTCAGTGCGGCTAGTGCATTTTGATAATTTTGTTGTGCTAAAGATAAGTTAGGCATTGGCTGCTCCGGATGCTATTGCATATGCTGCTTGTGCGCTAGCTAGTTGAGATTGTAAATTAGGTACTTCAGCTTTAGCTGCCGCTGCTATTGTTGCAGCTGGGTTAGGTACTGCCGGAGATGTTTTGCCCAATACACTAGTCGCAACTAAATTTCTACCTTCTGCTAATGAAGCTCGAATAGCATCACCAGTTACATCGTCTGTTGCAACCCCTTCGAATAAGTTACTGTGTCCTACCTTGTTTTTGTCAACACCGTAAGAGTGCAGATTCATGCCTAAACTAAGGAAAGGTGCTACTCCTCCACCAGTGTCAACTGCTGTAGTATCTGCAGCATCAAGATTGACTCCGGCTAAACTCAAATTTGAATTTTCTAAATCTAAATGTGTTTGTATATTTGATGTTGCAGTGTTTAATGTTGATAGCGCACCAGATAATTGACTATTACTTGCCGCTTGAGCAGTAAATCCCGATATTGCTGAATTTAGCGCAGTAGCCGCAGTGCTTATGCCCATACCAGACGAAATTGCTGCTTTTAATGCTGTCATTGCTGTCGCTAAACTTTGCCCAACGGCACTGCCGCTTAGGCTACTAATTGTATCTCCCATGCTGTTTAAATCATTGGAGTGTTGACCTGCAACTGATCCCATCATATCGTTCATTGTGGGATTGCCAAATGGACCAGATCCATTTCCTAACATAGGCTTTAGCGCCGCTTGCACAGACTGTGGTATTAGTTCTGTTAAACTATCAAGATGTTTAAGACTTTTAGTTTCTACGGTACTAACCATTTTGCCTATATCCATGTTACTACCCTGTACCCCAAGATTAGTTAAACTATTCCCTAATCCTTGTAATCCAGATGCACTGGGGTGTAGTCCCAGTGCTGATATTAATTGAGAAGGTATAAATGTGCTAATATTTAATAAATCTGCAAGACTTGTAACATTTGCTCCAGATACAGGTTTTACATTAAGCGAGGTTATTAGGTTAGAAAGATCCTCTCCTTGTATAGAAGACAACACCGCTTGAAACACTGAGTCAGGAATTTTATTTAAATTATGTGGATCGTACCCAAGTGAATTGATGTAATCATTGATTCCATACTTATCTGCTAGCCCTTGATTTTGTATACTAGCAACAAGTCCTTGTGGTGTACCTAGTGTTCTTAAATCTGTAAAGTCATAGACATCGCCAAAGTTTTTTAAACTACTGCCTAGATTTGAAAATAAACTACCAGTTAATACAGAGCCTGCTTGACTAGGATCGTTGGGGATAACTGATGCTAGAGATCCAAATGATAATGTTTTTGCTTTTGCGGCTAGTGTAGCAAATCCTCCGGCGGCCAATGACGGGAACAGTGATGTTAGACCACCTGATGTTACACCTGAAAATACGCTTACGCCAATTCCCATATCACCAAAACTTTTTGGGCCAAGTTCGGCAATTGCTGCACTGTACTGAGATGCTATGCCTGCGTGACTTCCGGCACTGCTAAACATTTGCAGGAAATTTTTGTTTCCCAACATTGTGCCTGCACTAGGCAACATTTTTTGTGCTTGAGTAGCAATTGAACTTGATGCGGTTGCCATAGTTGTTAAAAACGATGGCAAAGAAATACTTGGTGCGCCAGGGGTGGATGCAATTAAAGCCGAAAGGCTACTTGCGCCACCAACCAATGGGTCCGAATTTACTTGAGCTATTAAATTATTTTGTGTAGAATTTAAACCAAGACCTTGTCCTTGCATTAGTCCGGTTGTTGCAATCAATGCTGTGGGAGTAAGAGCCATTTAATTTTTACCTTATTATGTATTTAAGTAAAAATAAACTGCTACTATTATTATCCGCCTATAGTAACATCTGGGCTGCCTTGCCCAACTGCATGACCGCAACTCAATGGGTCTCCAACTCTAGCGGCTGCTTTGCCTTCTATATTAACTGTGCTACTACCTTGCACAATTGTAGCGGCATCATGCGGTGGGTGCGGTGGGCCCCAAGGACTATGCGGGCTATCTACAGTTCCAACTACTGCCGCAGGACGCCCGTTTATAAAAACAGTACTAGCAAGGCTACTAGTTAAAGTTCCATCACTAGTGTCGTTATCGCTTAGTCTTGCGGCCGCTGGCATTATACTATAATTCCGGGTTTAGGAGGAACATCAATTCCAGTAGTAACTTTTGTATAGTGACTACAAATTTGTTCTACTGTAGGAGCACACATCATAATATGTTGCGCCCTTAGTTCAATATTTTCTTTTTCTTCGGCAGTAAACATCCCAGGGAGCAATCCAATGCCTTGTTGGCTAGCTGCTACCATGTGTGGGCGTTGAATAACATAGTCTCCTTCGAGGCTTTTATTTACAACTTTTGCTACCATTTCGTCACCATTTATTAGCTTAAAGGTGGCGATATCGCCTACAGCGATCTTTGATTTTGAGATTAACATGTTATCCTTTTAGTGATTGAAAAAACTCAGGCAATTGTTTTGCTAGTCCAGTATAACCACCTTCTACTAACAATTTGCCATCTTGATAAATTTGAGGGACTGTTCTATGACCCTCCTTGACAATAAACTCTTTTGCTTCGGCATCTTCGTCTATTTTAACTTCTTGAAATGTAACTCCCCTTGCGGTGAGCAAATTTTTAGCTTGCACACAGTAAGGGCAGTTGTTTTTTGAATATACTGTAATCATTTATAATTTATAAAATTTATTCTTTTGTTGATACATATTTTGTGCCAGTCGCAACTAGCCAATCACTGAAATACTCTAACCACACCTCATCAGGCTTGGGCTCAGGTTCTGTAGATTCTGGTGTTGGGTTAACTGTTAACACCTGTATGTGAGTTGTTTGTCCTTCTGGTGCAAGACTCATTATTACATGTCCTTCGTCCATATAAGTTTTCCAGGCAGCATTTTGTCTGTCTGCGGCCGATTTAAACTCTGCTTGCTTTTCTGCAGATAAAGTAGCGATCCAGTTGTAAAATGCTTGTGGATAAGGTACAGGAGTTATCCCGTCTGCCTCAAAGTACATATTTGTAGTTTTCGTTGCCATATTAATTGTTCCTTTAATATACTATATTTAGTAAATTTAGAGGCTAAACCCTTTAAATGTATTCGAATCCACATCTTGTTTAGTGCCGCCAATAACGTAGCTAGAAATTTCTGTTTCTTGTGGGGCGACTTGCACTTCACTTCCAGCAATCCACTTTTGTGTCCAAGGCAAAGGATTACTTCCAGGTTTAATTCCACAATCAAGTCCCACTGCGGTCATACGCTTACACATTAACCAATCTACATACTGTGACAACAACTGTTCATTAAGTCCAATCATTGATCCATCTTTGAACAAATACTTTGCCCAGTCTTTTTCCTGTTGTCCGGCACTTAAAAACATAGCAGTACACTCTGCCAATGTCTCTTCACGAATCTCTGCATATATAGGATCGTCTTGTGGCAATAATTTTAATGCAGTTTGTGTAAAGCCTAGATGTATGTTTTCGTCTCTGCAAATAAGTTTAATAATTTTAGCATTGCCTTCCATCTTTTTAAGTTCGGCAAATGCCCACGAGCAAGCAAATGAAACATAAAAGCGAATGCCTTCTAGCGCATTGACACTGTTCAATGCTAACCATAATTTCTTTTTAAGATCACGTTCAGTAATATCGACGGTTTTGCCGTTTACAGTATGCCGGCCATAACCTAGTA